AAGTGCTTGGGTATTTTTTTATGTTTTTTATAAAGTGCTAATATATCTGTATTACGACTTGCAATTAATTCATTAACAATATTACTATCTACAATTATTTTTGGATGTTTCAATAAATATTCTATGGTATCTTTGAAATATTGACTATGATATCGGTTATAAGATAATACCGATAAAATAGGTTCTCCTAATTGATTTTTCACATTTACATCAAACTTCTTATTATGAACAATCTTATTAACTTGTTCAATAAAATAATCTCTTCTTTTGTCGCTGGCGGTACCAATAAAAGTATATCGAAACACTTCAAGGCTATCAAATGGTATTATTTTTTTGCATGTGTCTTTAATATTACTACGGCAAATAGGGCATAGAGGACCAGTAATCAAATCTTCTTTACTTTTACACCATCCTATTAAACATTTTTTATGGAAATTATGTTTGCATTTTGTTTTTACATTATCAGTTATAATTCTGTCTAAACATATAGAGCAAGTATTGTCCATTACACTTTCACAATTCCCTGTCTTTTTATTCTTACGGGTTCCATTCTTACACCTTGTTCTTTTTTTTGTATTTGAATTGTTCATATATAATAATGAATTATTATATATAATTTTCAATATCATTATAAACTGTTATCTAAGTACTTTTACTTTCGCTTTTTGTAAGTTTTTCTTTTTTTTCCACCATAGGTATTGGGTAAATGGTTATTTATTATTTCTATGTTGTTAGGGATTTTTAATTCTGTTCTACAAGCTGATTCAAACATATTTTTATCAACATCGGGAGGTAGGATCCCATTTTCATTATATTTATTACAATTGTCTTCCGTGAGCCATTCTGGTCGCTCATTTCCTCCATGAGTTTTTCTTCTACGAGCTGTTTTTCCGCGGCTTTTTCTTCTACGAAGTGTTTTTCCTCGGGTTTTGTTATTTCGTTTGGCTAAACCTTTCATTATAGAATATACATAGACATTATTGTTTATGTTAACAGTTTCCAATCTACTGGAAAATCACTACGAATATCTGCACAATGAACTTTACATTGGAGAACCTTATTATCTATTTCACAAGGTTTCAATAAATTTGGATATAAATTGTATTCTTTACTTATATGGGGTGTTGAACTAAAATCACATTCATATTTATCACATATATTTCTGTATAATTCCCATTTATCACATTTTCCATAATATCCCCAAGCGCATAATTTATTTGTATCGTGTTCATAATACGATGAAGGAAAATATTCAGGTTTACCAATTATTTCAACTTCAACAGTATCACCCAAATTATGTACAATATCTCTATACAAATTAAATGCATTGTCTTTGTTCATAAAACAAGCTATAGTTATATGTCCAATATGCTCAGTTTTTAATTCAGTATTGTTGTATACTAACCAAACACCATAACCATATCCCATTTTTAATATTATGACATTTTTATTACAAATAATGTAAAAAATTGACAATATATATGCAGACAATAGTAACATAAAAATTATTAATTAAAACTTTAAAATGAATTCACCGTATTATCAATATTCTACGAATGAAAATTCAAGAATATTTATGAGTAGATATGGTAAGAATCTGGATTATGATGATTGTTGTGAAGAGTGTCAAGTAAATACTTCATTATATAATTGCAATAAATGTGCAAGAAGTATATGTGATGCTGCAGAATGTTGTGTTACATTTCCTCACTATTATAATACTACGTATTTTATATGCAATGGTTGTTTTGATGAAATATCATTAAAATTAACTTTACAGATTGATCTGGGTAAGTTAGAATTATTAAAAGAAAAAATACGTACAGGAACAACTTGTAATTCAGTTTGTTCTTCAAGGGCAAATAGTAGAAGTAGTTGTAGTACTAACTTAGTTAGTATTAGTAGTATAAGTGATGAATCAACAATATCAAATAATGTTAGACGTAATAGTATAACAAGTAGTGATAGCGATGAATTTGTAACATTTGCAAAAAAAATATTACCTATAGATTAAATATTAAATATAAAAAATATAAAAGTTTACTAATAGTAACGTTATGTTAGTAAACTTTTTTTTAGTAAATCCACTACAATATAAACAAATAGAAAAACACCAACAAGCTGGATTATTGTTAATTTCGTTATATACGATTTACAATATATTGTATGTATCCAATCTTACTGGATTAAGTGGTATCATGTTTTTTTATTTATTCGTTGAAACATTTTTTTTACCATTCTATAAATTAGATATTATTTTTCATCATATTATATCTATGCTGTTTGTTGCTTATCCAAAATTATATTCCATTTTACTTGATCACATATATAATCATACTATTACCTTTTTAAAAGTTGAAATAAGCAGCATTTTCTTATGTAGCAGTTATTTCCTTAAAGAACAAAAGAAGATATCCAATAATAAATGTATCTCATATTCTCTACATATAAGTAATGCATTATTTATTGTGTCTTTTTTTAAATATCGTTGTTATGAATTTATTTATCGTCTTGGATTAAATCCAGATTTTTATCAGGATATTATTGTAAATGACAGCGCAACAAGTACAATATATGTATATTTTACTATGTCTTCCTTTATGATATTAAATTGTTATTGGGTTTTTAAAATAATACGTGTTGTATTTAAAAAATAAAATATCATTAATATATACTATGCCAGGTGTTCTTGTAGGTATTTTTTTTGGCTCAATATTATTATGGTTTGTATCTGAGAATAGTTCTGTATAATAATTCATTAGATAATATTAATACATTTCTCTATCTCTATCTCTTTCTCTATCTCTATTATGTTGTTTTTCTCTATATGATACACCAGGTGATATAGGTGCTTGTATTGATGACCTTGACCTCATTTCGTCTTTTATTTCCTTTATTTCTTTTGTAGATTTATCCTTATTTCCTTCATCATCATTGTTTGCAGTTTCTATTTCAAATTCAGTCATTTTTAATTTTTTATATAATGATTCTAATCTGGTTAAAAATGTTTTTAAATGCATTGAATGATTATTTTCTCCAGTACTATCTTTGTCTTCATCTTTATGTTTATATAAACTACCAGATAATTCAATAAATAACCAGATTTCTTGATTAATCTTTGTTTTGTAACAATTAAACAAAAAATACTTTTTATCCCATTTAAAAAAACTAATATAGGAAGTAGTTAAACTAACTAACAATTGAGATAGCCAAACTGACCAAAATATTGTATAATAGTGAACATTATCTTTATTACTATTTATAGATAATAAAGCTGGATTTACGATTGAACAGGCTATAATAAATATTTGTGTGTGATTATACCATCTTGATATTGTATTATAATGTTTTGTACAATATGCAGAAATCGTTTGAAAACGCATTAATATTAAATTTTTTTCATAATTATTCAATGTTGGAATTTCTTTAATAATTTCATATATTTTATCAAAATCTTTTATTACTGTATCTCTTGTACAACATAAAAGTGTATTTTTACAATAACTTGCACATGTTAAACCATATAAATCCTTTGTGTATAATTGTACTTCATTTTCGTATTTTTTTTGTGCTTCTAATAATTCTTTATTCTTGGCTATAATAAACTTTTGTTTTTCTAATTCCATATAATCTCTTTCTCTTTCCATTTCATCATAACATTCTCCTATTGACATTTCTAATTTTCTTCGTTCTACTGATTTATGGATATCATCTTCCGATATTTGTAATAAATCCTTTGCTCTAATATTTTTTAAATTCTTTAAATGTTGTATTACTGTGTATAAATCCATAAATGAATAACCATTATTACCTTGTAATTCTACATGTCTTAAATATTCGTTTAAAAAAAAGTCTTGATTTGTACGTCGTGGATTTATCAATTTGTAAAAATTATCATATGATATTACATCATTTTTGCTATATTTATTGAACTCTGTTTTTAAGTTATTAAACTCTTCTGAAGATATTGATTTGTTACTTATATTTAGTTTTGAATCAAACATATCCACTGTATCATTTGATAAAGAACGATTACACATAATACAATTCGTAGCCATAGGATTATTTTGAAATAAACATCCTTTACAAACTTTTTTATCATCATCATTTATTCCATCAAATGAAAGACGTCTATAAGATGTTGGTCTACGAGTAGCATTAAATGATTTCGTAGTTTCTGTTTCTACGTCTTTATTTGGTTCTTCCTTTTTTTCTTCCTCTGGTTTTTTTGTTTTTATTTTTACGTCTTCATCAGTATCTTCATTTAACTCTTCTGCAAGTTCATTATTTAAAGCATCCACAGTATCTGTATTATCCATTTGGTTTTCAATATCTGGCTCTAAACTTGGTGGCTTAATAGAATCTGTTGATGAATTTGTATCTTCGTCCATATAATATTATCAATAGATTTTTTATAATATTATATAACGTTTATTATATTATAAATACTGATATAAACATTACACATCATACTATATGTATAAAACTTATTATGAATCTATATCGGGTCGTTATAGTTGATCGGAACTACTCAAATCATGTATTCTATAGAGTAGAAGATAAGAAAGAATTAGATATTAATCAATATCCAGAGCTAAAAAGTATTAATCCATTAGATAAGAAAATGTTTATGGATGATATTTTTACAGTTGAAGATGATACATTCAATTGTGTTAGTTCTATTGTAAGAACATGTAAACAAATTGCTGGTGTTCTTATGTTGGAAAATAACAAAACGTTTGGTAGAACGGAGAATAAAAAACGACTGTTGTATAAATGTATACCGGATGACCGTCATTTACCTGCATTTTTAGTACCATATGATGTAAAAGTTGGTTTTTCAAAAGTACAGAAAAATAAATTTGTAACATTCAAGTTTGATTGTTGGAACGATAAACACCCCCGTGGGATTTTAACTGAAACTATCGGGGATGTGGATAATCTTGATTGCTTTTTTGAATACCAATTATATTGTAAAAGTTTACATGTATCATTAAGCGAATTTACTAAGAAAACTACTGATGTTCTTCGGCAAAAATCACAAGCTGAATATATTGAATCCATTTATAAAAATACTAATTTTCATATAGAAGACCAACGTGATAAATATGTATTTACGATTGACCCTATTAATAGTACAGATTATGATGATGGGTTTCATATTGAACAAGAATTTGACTATGATGGAATACAAACAGGTTGGATTGTTACTGTTTATATTGCTAATGTATTTTTCTGGATGGAAACATTAGGTTTATGGAACTCATTCAGTAAACGAGTTTCTACTATTTATCTACCAGACCGAAGACGACCTATGTTGCCTACTATTTTATCTGATACACTTTGCAGTTTACAACAAAAACAAGACCGATTTGCATTGGCAATGGAATTTCATATTACAATGGATGGACAAATGGATAGAGATAAAATGCAATACAAAAATGTACTTATTAATGTAAAAAATAATTATCGGTATGAAGAACATCGTTTATTAAATCCATCAAATCATCATTATCAAAATTTATTGCAATTGTCTATGCAAATGGATACGTCTGTCAAAGATAGTCACGATGTTGTTGCTTATTGGATGGTTCAAATGAATGCATTTACTGGATTAAATATGATTGATAGAAAAATTGGGATTTTTCGTGCAGTATCTTTTCATGACAGCGAAAAAGATGATTTAAGCTCTAATGTTGATATAAATGAAGATACTTGTAGAGTCATTCGTACTTGGAATAATACTACTGGTAAATATATTGTTTATAATGATGTTGACAAAATAACACATGATTTAATTGGTATTAAAAAATTCAAACAAAATGGACATAATAGTAAAGGAGCATCTTTGCCTTATATTCATATTACCAGCCCTATTCGTAGGTTGGTTGACTTATTAAATCAAATACAATTATGTAAAGAATATAATATGATTGATAATATAAGCAATGATGCAAAGGATTTTTGTAATAATTGGAACGGAAATATTGATTATATAAATACTACGATGAGGTCAATACGGAAAATACAAACAGATAGTAATGTTTTATATGAATGTGTTAATAACCCGTATTATATTGATACACCGCATACTGGTGTTGTTTTTGATAAAATAACGAAAACAAATGGATTACATACTTATATGGTTTATTTAGACAAGGTTAAAATACTATCACGTATTACTTGTCAAAATAATTTACAAAATCATAAATCTTATTTATTTAAAATGTTTCTTTTTGAAGATGAACATTCATACAAAAAGAAAATACGATTACAATTATGTGATGAGTAAATAGATATTATATAAATTTATTTCAAAAAAAATGGTTTAAAGAAATATATACAGATATTATATATCATGTCTGACACTGAAAAAGACCCCATCACGTTAACCCCTGCTACTGAGGAGGAAACTCCTGCACCTGCCCAACCCGAAACCAGAGAAGTACCTATTGTAGATATTCCTGTTAACAGTCACAATACTGCACTTAATATTCTTGTAGCTCTTGTTGGTGTTGCCCAAAAACGTGGTGCCTTTAATATCCAAGAATCTGCTAAGTTGTGGGAGTGTATTCAAGCTTTTAACACTCCTGCCACAGCTGCACCTCCTGCCGCTCCTGCTGATGAACCCGCCGCTGCAAGTGATTAAACAATTATATCCTCATAAAAATAGTATTTGATATTCATATAATAATAACCAATCTTGTTATTATTATAATTAGGCATTTCTTCTTTTTATTTCATTATTATAATCAGCATTTGTTAATTTATACCCCCAATGTTGTAAAACCTGACGTATTTTTGGACTGATGGTTTCATCGTTCCATTTTGCACCTTTCTTTATTATTTGTGTTACTAAAAAACGCATGAACCGACCCCTTGGTCCTGCTAAGTTCTTCCACCTTTGTATTTGTCTCTCATCATCTGGACAACGTTTTCCTTGATAGAAATCACAATACCATTGTACCCAACCATATGGATGTAACTTGTTTATCCAATTTTTACTTTCCCAAAATTCTAATGAAGTACCCACACTTACCTTATATTTATTGATAGATACATCACACTTATCACTTGTTAAATGTTCTTCGGGTATATCTTTCCACCAACTGTTTGGATACTTTAAATGTTCATTTTTGTGGGTTTTTCCTGTTACACCTGATTTTATTGGACGCCAATATGTTCCACCAAAACTACCCAACATAAACATATCACGAGGTGTTAAATTTGGACGGAAATCTGGATAATCTTTGAATTTTATTTTTATTTTTCGGGTTTTATTTTTTCCATATTTGCAATGCTGCTTTTGAGAAAAACCTTTGGGATTTTTACAATCTATACTTTTTTTATATTTTTTACTCCATTTACCACCTGAGTATTCGTCTGAATCAAATACATAATCATTCAAATCCAAATTCAAACTATTATCACTCTCCTCAACTATAAATTGACTTAATCTTTCTTTTATTATTTGATTTACTTGTTCTTCTATTATTTGGTTGATTAAATAAATACATTCCATCCTTTCATCTATATTGTCTAAGCGTGACCTCAACATATGTTGACGTATTTCATTTTCATCAAGCGGATTTATATGGAATTCTACCGATAATTCATTTAATAATTCTTGTAATTGTTCTTCGTCCAAACTATCAAATAAATCTTCATTGGCATTATAATGAAAATTAGAGAGACCATCACAAAAATCTATTTCTTCATTATTTTGTATATCTTCTAAAATATTTTCAAGCTGTGTGTGTTCTACTGATAAGTCTGTATATTGAACAAAATCTGTATGTTGAACATTCATTATACTATTAGATTTTTCATAAAAACAATCATTTACATTCTTAATATAGGCTCTTTTAAACTCGTTAAATTCTGTTCGTGGATCATCTATAAATCCTCGGTTCAGCTCGTTATCACTATCACTATCACTATCACTTTCACTATCAATAAATTCATTATCGTTAATATATTTTTCATCATCACTATCATTATCATCATATTGTGGCGGAACCCATCTATCCCCACCTGATTTTTTTTCTTTTCTAAAACGGTCTATACGTCCTTTTCTATATTTCTTTACACGTGCCTTTTCTATTTCTTTTTCTGTTAATTCGTCATGAGTTATTGGTGTATCATCTGTTATTCTTATTTTTGGACGATATACATCATTCTTGTATTTGTATCCTACTTCACCTCGCTGATTTACCCACTCTTCGTCAAACCATCTTCTTAAACCTTTCTTTTTTGTACGATTTCCCTTATATGGTTTTTTTCTTGTATTTTTATATTTATTCTTAAAAGCCTCCTTGTATTTTTGTACTAATATACCACTACGATATGCACTATGCTTGGGTATGTCTGCATATACTTTCTTTTTTATCTTTTCGTACAATATTTTATCTGTTACTTCCATATAAAATATATCATTATTTTTATTTCATAAATTATTTTGTAAACTAACTTAATGATTATTGTCTTTTGTAATATATATACCATGATGTATAAAATCCTTTCTGTATTGATGATGGCATCTGTTGCCACGGCTGGCAATTTACGTAACGGGTTCAGTGACAAATTTGAACAATGGGTTAAAGATTTTCGCATAAATATTCATGATAATTCTCACAAAGAACATCTTTTTATTAATTGGCTGGAAAATGATAAGATTATTGAGCAAACAAATGCACGTAACTTGACATATACCCTTGGACATAATCACTTGTCTGGTATGGATTCTAATGAATTTAGCGAGTATATGGGATTTCAAGATAATGCTAATACTCTTGGATCTCATATTAACATTGACAAAATTAAATTAAGACTGGCTGAGGTCAAGTGCTTGAAAACTTGTATTGATGATTATGATTCTACACATAAACTTTCCACAGTTACTTGTGTTACTGATTGTCTCCAGGCTAAGGTTGGACTTTCTTCTAACAACTTACCCGAGTCTGTTGATTGGGTTAAAGCTGGAGCTGTTACTCCTGTTAAAAACCAAGGACAATGTGGTTCTTGTTGGAGTTTCTCCACCACTGGTGCATTAGAGGGTGCTTATTTTACTACATACAATTCACTTCCTTCCTTCTCTGAACAACAACTGGTTGATTGTGATAACCGCAAAAACGGAGGCAAGGATATGGGATGCAATGGAGGACTCATGGATAACGCGTTCACCTGGATTAAGAAAAATGGAGGTTTATGTTCCGAAAGCGAATACCCATACACATCTGGTGATACTAAAACCGCAGGTACTTGTGAAACAACTTGTGAGATTGTTTCTAATAGTGCTGTTACTGAATTTACCGATGTTCACTCCAGTAGTGATGTTGATATGATGACTGCTCTTTCCAAACAACCCGTTTCTATTGCTATTCAAGCTGACCAAAAAGACTTTCAACTATATAAGTCTGGTGTGTTTACCGGTTCTTGTGGAACACAACTTGACCATGGTGTATTGGCTGTTGGTTACGGCTCTCTTGATGGACAAGACTTTTACAAAGTCAAGAATTCTTGGGGAACCACCTGGGGTGCTGATGGTTATATTCTGTTGGGGCGTGGTGATGAGTTCAATAAGGGACAAGGACAATGTGGTATGTTGTTACAAGCCAGTTATCCTGAAGTATAATTATTTCTTGGTATAAAACGCTTCTTCCTATAATATAATTTTTTTCTATTTCCTACATAATAATTTATTTCTTTTTTTATGTCATTCGGCAATGGTAATGAATATATGGCTTGCACTTTTGCAAATTCTAATGGGTCAGGTTCTAATATTTCATAAAATTTATTTACAGAACTCACTGTTTTAATCGTTCCATTTATCATAAACTTTGCTTCTATTCGGGGTCTTGATAATAATATTTCTAATCCTGTGTCAAATGACATGGAACGACCTCGTTTAAATTCAGATTCTATGTAAATACCTTCTAATATGGTTGATGTTGGCATTCTTACATTATTTTCAATATTCCATTGCACTTCTATTAAATACCTCTTGTTTGGAACAAGCCGATGAACACTTATAGGTTTGGATAATGGCATATATAATATAAATAATAAAAAAACAGTTCTTTTTATTATTTTTAACAAAATATCTATAATTCTGCTATGTTATCTACTTCCTTAAAGGTTTCTTCTATTGTTTGTTCCATATATTCTTTATAATATATATGACAAACATGACTATGATGACGAAATGGTGGAGCATGACTATTATAGCGTTTCGTAAAATAGGATAATACATCTTCCATTGTTACTCCTTTATCTATCAATCTTTTTGCAATATCATCCACACTACCTCTCTGTTTATTTTCTACCGTTTCTTCGTAATTATTATTTAATGGATGTTCTTCTTCTACCTGTATATTATTCGTATTACTTTCTATTAATGATTGGTTACAAAAAGGACATTTCTTTCTTATTGATGCTCTACTAAATAAACATGATAAACAAAATCTATGACCACATTTCGCGGTACAATTGTTTGTTATTGATAATTGTTTATAACATATAATACAAGTAAGATTAGTTTTGTTGTTTAATAAGATATTTGTTGATTGCATTGTTTAAATTATATATAATATACTATATTTGTTTATTAATCAATTTTCCATTTAATTATATTTTTCGTAGGTTATTTTTTAACATTAGATTATATAAGAAATATGATTTGGAAATTATTAATAACTGATTTTGCAAAAGTTCATATATGGAAATTTATTGTATATATAGTATTAATTCTTTTATTTTTTCCTATTGAAGCTATATTATTACCAAAAGTATATGGTAAAATGTTCGACCAAGTGAAATCTATATCCAAATTTACTGACATATTTAATTGGAAAGATAATTTTAAAAAAATGAATTTCCAAGGGTCTTTAGGTCTTTTGGTTATCTTGTGGTTTTTAGTTATCTGTTCTTATACTGCTAAGAATTATATTGAAACCCATTTAGTACCTAATTATTATTCTCATATCAGGGATGTTATGTTTAAAGAAACTATTTTAACCTATCAAAATGATTACAAAGATATGAAAACTGGTGATTATCTTGCAAGAGTTTTGGAACTAACACGTAACTTCAAAGATGTTGCACATCATTTATTAAGTCGCTTTTTACCAGAACTTATTGTATCGGTTTTAATCATTTGTTATATGTTTTATCAACACAAATATATTGGAAGTGTTCTATTAATAGGTGTTATATTCTGTGGAATCATATTGTATTATGGGAGTAAAGAACTCATTAAATTAATTAGTGAACGTGAAAATTTTTTAAATACAAAAATTAGTGAAAATATTAGAGATACATTAGATAATCTTATGAATGTTTTCTTGAATAATGAAGTTAACGGGGAAATTGATAAAAATAGAAAGTTAGAAAAAGTTGCAATTGATAAATTGAAATGGATTATGATGGTTCAAAATATGGTTATTTTTAGTAGTCAATTAATTACATTAATCACATTTACTATTGGAATTTTTATTTTATACGGACTTATTGCTACCAACAAAATTAAAACTACACAAGGTATTGTTCTTGTTATTATCTTAGGACAGTTTTTAAATAATTTCTTATATGTTAGCAGTGGATTTATTCATAATGTTGTTTATAGATTAGGCGTTATTCATGCCTCTCAAGAATATATGGAAAATGTTTTTAGTAGAAAAAACAAACGAAAACTGAAATCTGGCATTACGGAAGGTAATGTAGAATTTAGAGATGTTTCTTTTAGATACAATAAAGAGAAAGCAAATTGGTTATTTGAAGAATTTAATTTAGACTTAGAAGCTGGGGAAAAATATGCTATTATAGGACAATCTGGTCGTGGTAAAACTACTTTGATGAAAATGTTGGCTGGATTATATACACCTGAAAAGGGAGCTATTTATATTGATGACACTGATATGAAATCTATTGATTTGGAATATTTACGTGAAAATGTGAATTATGTAAATCAACGTACAAACATGTTCAATGAAACTGTTATGTATAATATGTTATATGGAAATCCAGATGCTACTGAAGAACAAGTTCTTGCATTGTTAAACAAATATGACCTTATGAAAGTTTTTGAAGAATTACCTGATGGATTAACATCAAATGCTGGAATTAACGGAGGCAACTTATCTGGCGGTATGCAAAGAATCACTATGTTAATACGTGGTATGATGAAACCATGTAAAATACTTATTATGGATGAACCTACCACTGGATTAGATAAAAAAACTACGGCTAAAGTCAAAGACCTTATCGTAAATGAAACAGATGGTAAAACATTAATAATAATAACGCACGAGTCGTCGTTGTCGTTGTTGAGTGGATTGAGTATCATAAAAGTGTAATTAAACAAGGTCAAGGTCAAGGTCGTTGTCGTAGTGGTTTAGGTTTAGGTTTAGGTTTAGGTTTAGGT